CCGAGCGCCGCGCACGTGTAGCTGGGGAGAAAGCGCGTGAGCGTTTCGAGTTGCAGCAGGCAGCAGCAGCGGCACGGCGAGAAGAAAACACCGTGAGCTCTTTCGCCGCGGATCTCTGAACTGACCGCCGAGCCTCGCGATAGCGGCGCAGGCTGCACGCCGCCGCCGCGGTCCTGGCCACTCCATCTACCGCGCCGCGCGCCGCTCCACAGCGATCCTGGCGCGTTCCATGGCATGCCCCGCCCAATCCCCGCCGGCGGGACTGTCCTGGGCTCGTCCGGTACCCTCTGCCCTCTATGGGAAAAGTGCCAGGGCGTGCCGCGCCGGACTTTTAATCCGTTGGTCGGCGGTTCGATCCCGCCACGGCCTACCAATAAATCAACGAGTTAGTGGCGGTTTCGGGATCGCGCTTGCTGTTTTTTGCTCCGCGCAGGCTCCGTCGAAGCCATCTGGCCGCTGATGCCAGCGTTGACGGCCTTGCGCAGATGGGCTGTCGCCAGGTGCGCGTAGCGGCCGGTCGTGGCGATGCTGGAATGCCCGAGCAAGTCCCGCACGGCCGGGAGCGGTACGCCGGCCTGGATCAGCCAGCTCGCGTAGGTGTGGCGCAGGTCGTGGAAACGGATCTCGCTCATGCCCGCCCGGGCGCGCGCGCGATCGAAGCCCTTGCGCAGCTCGTCCACCGTGAGATCGAGCGGTAGCCGGACGTGGCGCGCCTCGGGCGGCAGCGGCACCAGGCGCGGGCGGTCGTTCTTCGAGACGCTCACCTGGAGGACGCCGGCGCGCCGATCGCCGGCCTCGAGGCGCAGCAGCTCGCTGCGGCGCAGGCCGGAAGTCGCGGCCAGGAGGATCGCGTCGGCCACGCGCCGGTCGCCGGCGGCCGCGGCGAGGCGCTTCACCTGCGCCGGCGTGAGGTAGACATGGCGCGCGCGCTCGCCGGGCAGCAGCTGCACGCGGCGCGCGACGTCGACGTCGAGCCAGTTCCACTGGTTGCAGGCGAGGTTCGCGACGCGGCGCAGGATCGCGAGGCGCCGGTTGATCGTCGCCGGCGCGAGCTGGTCGGCGAGGCCGGCGCGCTTCACGGCCTCGGCCGCGTCGCCGACCTCCTCGAGGGCGCGGCCGGCGATGTGCGGCAGCATGACGCGGACCTTGTTGCGGAGATCCCGTTCGGTGCGCAGCGCGCGCGCCTCGCCGGTCAGCCAGCGCTCGAGCGCTTCCTCGATGCTGTAGCGCGACGCGCGGCCAACTCGACGATCGTCGACGCGGTGGCGCGTACGGCGCTCGAACTCGAGCGCGTCCGCCCTGGCCCTAAAAGTGCGGCTAATCCGACGCCCAAGGTGCTGCACGCGGGCTTCCCAGCCTTTGCCATGTCGGCGGACGGGCATGCGGGTGCGCGGCGGGCTTGCAGGTAGGCTTCGAGGTCGGACGCGAGGATTCTAACGCAGCCGCGGATGCGGGTCGGGATGAGGCGGCCGTCGGCCACTTCGCGCTTGATGGTGCGCACGGAGACGCCGGCGAGCTCGGCGGCGGCGGCGTAGGTGAGGGGCGTCACTTGTTGGCGAGCTCGTGCGGTGGTATCGCTGGTGTTGCGGACCGCAGCTCGGCGATTTCGGCCTTCAGTTCGTCCCGCACGTCAGCCACGCCGTTGAGCATCTTCCCGCAGACCTCTAGCCGGTCCGTGGTGTCCGCCAACTCCAGTTCGAGCTCGCCGTTCCGGGCCCGCACTTCGTCGACGATGCGCTCGGCCAGCATCCGCCCCTCGCGCTCGGCGGTGAGTTGGCGGCGGAAGTCGGCGAGCTGGTTCTCTGCCTTGCGCAGATCGAGCTCGAGCTTCTCGATGATGTCCGCGGCAGCCACCTCGTTCGAGGGCGCGGGGAAGGTGCGCCAATAGCGAAGCAGCTCTGCGCGATCGGCGGTCATCATGGGTACGCCTTCATCAGCCGCTGATCTACCGCCACGCCTCTCCTCATCACCGCCCTCGCGAGCCGCGCCCGATCGCGCCCGCTGTGGCTCGCCTGGCGCAGGAGGCCGAAGTAGCTGTTCGCGGCCGCGGGGACGTCCTCGGCCGGCATGCTCGAGATCCTGGCCAGCGTGGCGTGCACGGTTCGCCGACGGATGGTGCGGCGCCAGGGCTTGACCACCTGGCCGACGAAATCCACGCCGCGCGCGATGGGCTGCAGGACGACCTTGGCGGGGTTGAGCTGGAGCTGCAGGCGCTCCTCGAGGAAGCGCTCGATCGCGGCGCGCCAGGCGTTGAGCTGCCGGGGGTCCTCGTGCAGCAGGATGAAGTCATCGACGTAGCGCACGTAGTGGGGCGCGCGCAGCTGGTGCTTGACGTGCTGGTCGAGCGGGTCGAGGTAGACGTTCGCGAAGAACTGGCTGCTGAGGTTGCCGATCGGCAGGCCGTGGTGGGCGTCCTGGCGAAAGAGGCTCTTCGCTGGCGGGATCCGGGCGAGCTCGTCGGCGCGGCCGCGCACGATGACGTTCTCGCGCGGGTCGTGGGCGACGATGAGCTCTGCGAGGTCCATCCAGAATGGCTCGCGGATGCGCCGCTCGAGCAGAGGGGGCAGGATCCGCTTGTCGATCGAGACGAAGAAGTTGGCGACGTCGAGCTTCAGATACCAAGCGCGGCGGGTCCAGTTGGCGGTGATGGCGCGCACCTTCGCCTCGAGCCGGCGCGCGCCGTACAGGGTGCCCCGGCCCTTGATGCAGGCGCAGGTATCGGCGATAAACGAGGCCTCGAACCTCGGGCCGATGCGGTTGTAGAGAGCGTGGTGGATCACGCGGTCGCGGAAGCCCGCGGCCCACACTTCGCGCGGCTTGGGCCTGGTGATGACGAAGCACGTACTCGGGCCCGGGCGGTAGGCGCCGCTCGCGAGATCCGCGTGCAGGCCGGCGAGCTCTTCCTCCTGCCGGCCCTCGAACTCGCGCGCGCTGGCGGTGTTCCTCTTATGGCGCCGGCAATCGAGCCACGCCTCGAGCAGCGTGGCGAGTGAAAGACCCTCCCCGGTTCGACCTGCGGACCGCGCGCGCCATGTTCTTGTTGTCCTTGTGCCAGTTGTTCGAGTTGCCGTTGTTGAAGCTCTGGTTCCAGGCGTAGGCGTCGTAGCCGGCGTACTGCGGTCGATCGCGCTCGTAACGCCGGGGCGCCGAAGGCCCTCTGAATCCGGGCCGATCAGCGCGGCGGCTGCACCGGACGCTGGCCCGGCCGGGCTGAAGAGATCCAGCTGGCCGGCGGTATCCGTGGCGTGCATGGCGGTGGCCTCGATCGAGGCCAGCGGCGCGACCAGATTGAAAATCGCTCGGGCGTAATCGCCGTGACGGTTACGCAGCTGGCGACGGGTCGGGTGCAAAGTGGTTCCTCAGTGCGACAGCCTGCTTGCCGATCGAGGCGACCAGCGGCAGGCCTTCGGAAAACGCGGTGTTGGGCAGGTGGCCGAGCTCGCGCAGCGTGCGCAGGATCGCCTGGGAGATCTCCAGGCGGTCGAGCAGCTCCTCGAGGAGCGGGATCTTCGCCGCCTCGCGCGCGATGTTGGCGTGGCGCATGGTCACCAGCATGTTCAGCGACTCGTCGACCAGGCGCTCGCCGTAGAGCCGCTTCACATCGCGCGGCAGGTGCGGCGCGCGACGAGCGACGAACTTCTGGAACTCGGCGATCGCGCGGTAGAGGTCGGTGTCGCTGTGCAGGGCCATGGGAAAAATCGCGTCGAAAAAAAGCGCTAGCGCGGAATGGTCAAATGATCACTCTGCGGACCGCGCGCGCCATGCACTTGCTGTCCTTGCGCCAGTAGTCCGAGCCGCCGTAGTCGAAGCTCTGGAACCAGGCGCCGGCGCCGTAGCCGGCGAACTGCGCATTCGACCAGTAGTAGCGCTTCTGGAATTTGTCGGCGTGATGCGCCCACAGCATCGCCTGCTCGATGCGGTTCGGCAGATCGCCGCCTTCCTTCTTCGCCCAGGCCATGGCGTCCTTCCAGCCGACATCAGTGTGCTCGCCGGGCAGCAGGATGGTGTGCGTCACCTTCCCGTTCGTGCTGATCGTGCCGCCGACGTAGACCTCGCCCTTCTTCAGCGCGGGGATGGCGATTTTTGCGGCGACGGCCGCCTGCGGCGGCCGGGGTTTGCGTGCTTGTTTTTTCATCGGATCACCTCGGAATGCGGAATGGTCAAATGGATACTCTGCGGACCGCGCGCGCCATGAGCTTGCGGCCCTTGGGCCAGTGGCCCGAGTAGCCGTAGTCGAAGCTCTGGCCCCAGGCGGAGGCGTCGTAGCCGGCGTACTGCGTCGAGGACCAGTAGATGTCCTCATCGAAGCGCTCGGCTTCGGGCAGCGCTTGCCGGGCCGACCAGGCGAGGAGCAGCTCGCCGCGGCTCGGCAGGTACCAGATCACTTCGCCGCCGATCTCCAATGCGCGGATTATCTGCGCGAGCGTGCCGCCGGCCTCGGCCATGGCGCCGGTGTTGTGAAGGCCGTCGAATTCGGAGCGCGCGCCATCGACGTTCTTCGTCGTCTTGTGCCACACGGCGGCCGGAAACTCGCCGGTGGCTTTCGGGGCGACGATGAGGGCGAAGGGCTGCTGCTCGAGGAAGAAGCGGCCGATGAGGAAGCCGCCGTGCATCGGCGTGCCGAGCGGGGCGGTGGCGGCGTTCAGGTCTTGCGGGGCGTTCATGCGGTTCTCTCCTATTTGATGCGGTGGGTGACCATGCGCGGCTTTTCGGGCGCGCCGGCCTTGCTCTTGTCCGGAAGCGCGTTGAAGACCGGCAGCGAGAGATCGTCGCGGCCCGTGGCCTTCACGTAGGCGACCTCGGCCTTCGCGCTGTCGATCACTGCGGCAGCGACCTCGCTGATCGCCTTCGCGCGCTCGATCTCCATCGGCTTGTCCTTGTCGCGCAACGCGTCCAAGGTCGCGAACAGGTACTCGCGCAGATCATCAAGCGTCTTTGCCACGTTTTTCCTCCATGCGATTGATCCTTCGATTGAGCGCGCCTTTCGCGTAGATCGCGCGCTTGAGCGGCTCGGGCATGCGGTGCAGGGAATTGCGCCGCGCGTTCTCGCGGCGGGTGATGAGCTCGAGGTTCGCGAGGTCGACGTTCATGTGGTCGCCGTCGCGAAAGCGCAGGACGTGTCCGTCGGGCAGCGGGCGGCCGTTGGCGCGCTCCCAGTTCAGGACGTTCACCGGCTTCCAGTTCACCGTGTAGGGCACGTTCGGGACCTCGGCGACCTTGACGTACAGGTAGCCGTCGACCAGGCGCTCGGCGCCGAGCGGCATGTAGTGCCGGGCGGCCTGGCCGTTTCGCTGCCCCTTCTTGAATTGGGTTTCCTTCATGCGCCTGGGCGCCCAGCCCGGCCGGCGCAATCCCTTGTTCGCCGGCACGTGGCCGGGCGGGTATCGATATGCCCAGCCCACGTTGTCGCCGCGACGTAAGCGGCAGGCGTGCTGGCTGGCGAGATATTCGGCGGTCTTCGCCAAGCCGAGCTTGTGCGCCTTGGCGTACACGTAGCTGATGGGGCGTTTCACGGCGCGGGCGATCTGCCAGGTGGGCTTGTGCGGGTAGTCGCGCACGAGGCGCGCGGTGGCCTTGGCGGTCCACGGGCGTCTGGTACGGCGCGCGCGACGTCCCATCAACGCCTCTGCGCCGCGAGAACGAGCCAGAGCAAGCCGCAGGCGAGGCTCGTGCTCGAGGACCACCAGAATGCGAGACTGGCGAACGTCCCGGCGAACGCGAGGAGCGTGGCGCCGGTCAGCACGCAGGTGACGCGCGGCGGCTTCGTCGGGCTGGCGAGCGCGGGGAAGAGCGCCACGGAAAAGAGCAATTGCCCGAGAGCGAACACGAGGTCCTGCCAGCTCATGCCAGTTTCCCCCCGTGCATTGCCGGGCGCTCGGCGTTGCGCGCCATCTTCTTGATGGTTTCCGCCTCGAGGTCGATGCCAAGGGCCTCGCACAGGTCGGCCAGCCGGATGAGCACGTCCGCGCACTCTTCGCCGAAGTTCGCGCGGTCGCCAACTCGCGCGGCTTCCGCGGCCTCGGCTACTTCAGTCGTGAGCAGCATCAGCCAGGAGAGGATGTGCCGCACGTCCTGGCCCGGGTGCCCGAAGCGCGGCGTGTACTCATGGAAACCTTTGGCGCGAGCGTCCGCGTGCGCCATGCGCTGGATCTCGGCGAGATTCACCGTCCGATCCTCGGCTCGATGTAGAGGAACCCGTCGCGCGCGACGATGTGGTAGACCGGCCGCTGCGCGCTCAGGCGCCAGCAGGTGCGCCAGGTGAGGCCCGTTGCGAGAAAAAACCAGACTGCACGGCCGATGCGGCGCATGGCGGAACTCCTAGTCAGTGGCTGTGAGCGGGCTCGCCGATGAGCTGGCGGACGAAGCGCAGGAGCGTGGCGGGATCGCGCCGGCGCCCGAGGCGCAGGCCTTTCCCCTCCGGAGCGGCGCGGTAGACGACGAACGCCGGCACCCAGCGCACGAGGCCGTCGGCCTCGATCGAGCGCTCGTGCACGTCGACGACGCGAAGTCCGTGAGCCTTCGCGAGCTCACGCGCGGCTGCGAGCGGGTCGTCATTCTCGGCGCGCTTTCCCATCGGACGCGGTGTGCCGTATCTCGACTTCCTGCTGCGGCGGCAGCAGCTCGTGCCAGGGCGAGCTCGGCGGGACGGCGATCGTGATCTCGCGGCCGCTCAACCGATCGTGCAAGAGCACCAGGCGGGCCTCGGGGTGCGCGGCGCGCGCCCGGGCGAATAGGTCGGTCCCCTTGCCTTCGGCGGCCGCGGCGGTGAGTTCAGGCTGGCGCATCGGCGAGGCGGCGATCCACTTCGGCGGCGGCGTCGCGAAAGCGCCGATCGAGCAGCACCGCGCTCCGAACGTAGTCCTCGATCGCGGCCTGCGCGATGTCCTCGGGCTTTGCCTGGCGCGCCTTCGCGTCCCTGGCGAGGACCTGGTGGGTGCTCTCGCTCACCCGGACGGTGAGCGTGCGCATGCGATCTGGGGCGGAGCGGGTTTTAGCGGGCATGGGTGCCTTTCGTGCCGACGCGTAACCGTTTCTCGTCACCGAAACGCCGATCGGGCTTGATCGCGAAGATGTGCCGCACGATGAAACCGGCGGCGAACGCAGCGAGCATGGCGAGGCTGATCGCGAGATCGTTCACAGCGGCGTGCCCTGGAGCCAGGCGACGAGCCTGACCAAGTTGACCGGCACGAAGACGACGAAGGCGAGCGCCGCCGCGGCGATGAGGGCGCTGATTGCCATCGCCCGCAGGAGTTTCATGCGAGGTGCAGCGCGAGGAACGCGCCGACGAGGAGCAGCACGAAGGCGACGCCGCCGGCGAGCTCGTCGAGGATGCTGCTGGGCTGCTGCTCTCGGGGTCCCATGGGCCACCGTTTACCTGAACGGTCGGCAGAATATAGGCAGGCCGATACCCTTGTCAATAGGCATGCCGATATCGTGCGGTGTTCAACCCTTGTCAGGGCTTGCTGCTGGGATAACTTAGGGCTGAATCAGGCTCAACGGCTTGCGCCGCGAAGCGGGACCATCGCGCTCAGCCGCGCCTGAACAGGCGGCCGATGGACCTCCCCGCCGCGACCGACGTGCCGGACGGCTGCGCAGGAGGTAGCGCGACTTGGCCCTCCTCGGCCTGAGGCACGAGCCGCAAGCCGCAGTGCTTGCAGACCCTGGCTTCCTTGAGCACCAACTCGCGGCAGTCGGGGCACTTGACGTGTGTCTGCGGCGTCGGCGTGCCAGGCGCGATCGCGAGCGACGGCAACACCGCGACGAACAGCAGCCCGAGTAGCGGGCTGATCAGCACCGCGATCAGGAACCATGCCACGCCGCTGCGGCCGCGAAACGCCGCGAGCATGCCGACGAGCACCGCGAACACCAACCACAGGATCACGATCTCCACGGCTTATAGCTTAGCGCTTTTTCTCGGGCCTGGTGACGCGATATCGGCCGATGGCCTGGGCCGTGATCAAGCGCTCGGCCGCTTCGTTCTGCAACCCGTCGTCGTCCAATTTTGCCGCGTTCATGATGTTGACGCGCCACCGCGGCTGTGCCGCGCGGTAGTTCGCGAGCAACTCGCGCTCGTCGTCGGAGAGCGCCTCGGCTTCGCCATATTCTATCGGCAGCTTGCCGGTGACGAGCCATTCCGGCCGCACCTTCAGAGCGTGAGATATCGCGATGAGTGTCGGCCCGCTGATCTCCTTGGTCGCGCCCGTTTCGAGGTCGGAGATGGACGACTGCGTGATCCCGGCGGCCTGAGCCAGCTGGGTCTGATTCTTCTTCCTGTGCTGGCGGGCACGCCGTAGTCGCTGGCCCAACCTGGTCAGTCCTGTGGTGTCCACGCACCTATGATCGGCCCAAGGTCTATCGGCTTGCCTATTGACAGAAAGATCGGCATGCCGATAATGTGACCGGATGACTAAGCAGGAAGCGATCGATTTCTTCGGTACGCAGGTCGCGCTGGCCAGGGCGCTCGACATCACGCAGTCCTCGGTGGCCGAGTGGGGCGTGTATCCGCCCGAGCCCCGCCAGCTGCAGTTGCAACGGGTGACGGGCGGGCAGCTGCGTGCGGAAGCCGACGTGCTCGCCAAGTACGGCGTACCGCAGGCGAGCCCGCAAGGGGTGGCATGAGTCGCACGCCGCCAGTCTCTTTTTTTGCCCACTGAGGGCCGTTACTAACGCCTACTAAAACGGCTCCTTTTTTTAGGAAGCATTTGTATGAACCCCCAGCAACCGCTGTTCTACGAGTCCATCTACGACGCGCTGCGCGAGCTGGTGCGCGTGCTCGGCGGCGCCAAGGCGGTCGGGCTAGCGCTCTGGCCCGGCAAGAGCATGCAGGACGCGGCGACACGCCTGCACAACTGCCTCGATCACAACCGCCCCGAGAAACTGAGCCCCGAGGATCTGATGGTGCTGCTCAAGAAGGGCCACGAGCGGGGCTGCCATCTGGTGATGGAATATCTCGCCGCCGAGGCCGGTTATACGCGGCCGGTGCCGCTCGATCCGAAAGACGAGCTCGCGCAGCTCCAGCGCCAGTTCATCGACGCGGTGCACGGCGTCCAGGCGATGGGCGAGCGCCTCGAGCGCCTGACACGGCCGCCGCTGCAGGGAGTGAAGTGAGCGCAGGCGAAGAGGCAGGAATGACCTACACCAAGCTCATCCTCGACCTTCTCGAAGCGGCCAAGGAGGAAGAAGGCCGCGCGCGTCTTTTCCGATTCAAACTGGACGATGAGTTTCAGGCTGTGCGTGCGGAGAAGAGGGCGCGGCTCCTCAGTGAAGCGGGCAGCACGTTGATTGCCGAACAGATGGCAATCGTTGTCCTGACACGGGAAGTAGAGGGCCTGCGTTCGTTGAAGGCGTCGGTCGATCAGGCGCGCAATTCAGGCGACGGGAGCTATCGGCCATGACCAAGCCGCTCGGTCAGGCACATGAGGGAGATCGGACTGCGTTGCGCGTCAGGACCATCACGCCGTTCGCGGACGAACATAAAGCCGAACAGGAGGCCCACGCCGAGCGCGCTGCCGAGCGCATGCGAAAGCTTAACGCCGACCCGGAGTTCGCCAAGGCCAACGCCGAGCGCATGCGAAAGCTCCACGCCGACCCGGAGTTCGCCAAGGCCAACGCCGAGCGCGCTGCCGAGCGCATGCGAAAGCTCCACGCCGACCCGGAGTTCGCCAAGGCCCACGCCGAGCGCATGCGAAAGCTTAACGCCGACCCGGAGTTCGCCAAGGCCAACGCCGAGCGCGCTGCCGAGCGCATGCGAAAGCTCCACGCCGACCCGGAGTTCGCCAAGGCCCACGCCGCCGCGGTGTCAGTGGCGCAGAAAAAACGGTGGGCAGCGTGGAGGCGAAAGCGTGGACGGACCGAAGGAGTATCCCGGTGAGTGATTGGATCGAGGAGTACCTGACGCTGATCGAGGACTGCGAGAAACGCGAGAGCAAGCTGTCCTCGTGGGACGTTGATTTCCTGGCCTCGGTCAAGGACCGCCTGATCGACAAGAAGCCCCTCACGCCGAAGCAGATCGAGTGCCTCGACGGGATTTGGGAGAGGGCGACAAAAAATGACTGACTGTCCGCACATGGCATTTACGGCGAGCGTCGGTGTGGCGCGCTTGGAGGACACGGGACAGTTTCAGGCGCACGTGAAGATCGAGTGCGCGCAATGTCATCGGCCGTTTCAGTTTCTCGGGTTGCCGCTCGGGCTTGATTTACGGGGGGCCGCGATGAGCGCTGACGGTCAGGAGGCGCACCTTGCCATCGCCCCCGTGGGAAGTGTTTTCCAGCCGCTCGACGAGGCGCTGCTGCGCGGGTTCCGGTTGAAGATGCCCGGGGCAGATCACTGAGCCATGCCCACCGACCTCGACCATCCTCTCGCCAAGCCACGCGACACGGTGGAGACGCCGCTCGGGCGCATCGGCCTGGTCACCGCCGTGCTGCCGGCCGGGCGCCGCGAGGTGCAGTACCTGGATCTCGAGGGCGGCACGGTCGAGCTCAGGGTCGAGCTGCTGCGCGTGCGCAAGCCGGCGAAGCCCGTGCCCTGGCCGGCAGGAACCAAGTTCACCTAGCCCATGGCGACCCTCGACCGAGCGCTCGAGCAGATGCTCGGGGCGGGGATGCCCCTCCCTCCGCACGGCCAGTTGATCGCCGACGGGCGGATTCACCGCTACGACAAAAAGGCGCGCGCCTGGTACGTGCTGCACGAGTACCTGGCGCGCAATCAGCAGCGCTACGTCTCGGGCGCGTTCGGGCTGTGGGGGCTGATCGAGTCTACGAAGATCGAGAGCGACTGGGCCGGGGTCGATCCAGAGGAAGCCGATCGGCTGCGGCGCTCGCTGCAGGCGCTTGAGGCGCGCGAGCGCGAGAAACGCGCCGCCCGCGCGCGCTTCGCCGCGCAGCGCGCTAGATCGCAATGGAACGGCGCGCGCGCGGTGCTCAAAGCTGGCGAGGTGTGCCCGTACCTGCGGCGGAAGGGCGTCGAGCACGACCAGGGGCTGCGCTACTTCACCGACGGCACGCTGGTGGTGCCGATGGTGCACTACGACGTCACCGAGGACCAGGAGAAGGATCCAAAGTACACAGGGCCGCTGCGCCTGGTCGGGCTGCAGAAGATCTCGCCCGACGGCACGAAGCGCTTCAACAAGGGCATGTGGAAGGAGGGCGCCGCGTGCCGCCTTGGCAAGAAGCCGAAGGACGGCGACGTGCTGCTCGTCGCCGAAGGCGTGGCGACGGCGCTTTCGATCCGCGAGGCGCTCGAGCGCGAGCATCCGGTGTTTGTCGCGTTCGATGCCTACAACCTCACGCCGGTAGCGAAGATCCTGCGCGCGCTCTATCTGAAGTCCACGATCATGGTGTGCGCCGACGATGATCACGAGACGGAAGGCAATCCCGGCATCACGATGGCCAAACGTGCCGCCGAGGCGATCGCCGGCGCGGTGTGCACGCCGACGTTCGCCGAGGGCCGCGACGCGAAGTGGACCGACTTCAACGACCTGCACGCCGGCGAAGGCCTCGACCAGGTGCGTGCGCAGGTCGGGGCCGCGATCGCGATGGCGCGCGCTGGTTCCACCGTACCCGAGGCGGCTGCGCCGAAGGGCGGGAATGGCGGCGATGATGGCGATGAGCCCGACTGGGAGCTGCACGGCTCGCTGATCCGGCGCTTCACGCAGATCTACCCTTCGGACGAGGCCTGGGACGCGCTGATCGAGCGCCTGGTCAAGATCGAGCACATGCGGCTCATGTTCGGCCGCAGGCCGGTGAACATGTGGCTCGCCTCGCGCAAGAAGCGCGTGGTGCTCAAAGAGCGCGTCGTGTTCGATCCTGCGCAGTCGGTGGACCCCGAAACGCACGTCAACCTGTTCCGCGGCCTCGCGCTCGAGCCTTCAACCGAAGGGCGCTGCGATCGGCTGCTCGAGCTGCTGTTCTATCTCTGCGGCGAGGACCAGTGGATCTTCGACTGGGTGCTGAAGTGGCTCGCCTATCCGCTGCAGCACGTCGGGGCGAAGATGCACTCGGCGGTGGTGATGCACGGCGATCCCGGCGCCGGCAAGAACCTGTTCTTCAGGGCGATCGCCGAGATTTATGGCGATCACGCCGGCGTGATCTCGAACATGCAGCTGGAGAGCCAGTTCAACGACTGGCTCTCGGCCAAGCTCTTCCTGGTGGCGAACGAGGTCGTCGCGCGCCGGGAGCTGCGCCACCAGGTGGGCTACCTGCTCAATCTCGTCACCGAGCCCGAGGTGTGGATCAACCCCAAGCAGATCGGCGGACGGTGGGAGGCGAACCACGCGAACCTCGTCTTTTTCTCGAACGAGCTCGAGCCGCTGCATGTCAGCCCGAAGGACCGTCGCTACATGGTGATCAAGACGCCCGGGCCGCTCGACAAGGCATACTACGACGCCATCGTCGCCGAGCTGCGCGCCGGCGGCGCAGCCGCGCTTTTTCGCTACCTGCTCGACCTCGAGCTCGGTGACTTCGGTGTGCAGACGAAGCCGATGGACACGCAGGCGAAGCGCGACCTGGTCGAGATCGGCATGCCGGCTTCGCAGCTCTACTGGCGCGATCTCAAGGACGGCACGCTCGGCTTGCCGTACTGCCCGGCGCTCGCGACCGACGTGTACCAGGGCTACCTGACCTGGTGCCGGCGCAACGGCGAAAAGATGCCCGAGCGCATCAACCGCTTCGTGCCGAACTTCATGCGCCTGAACGGGGTGAAGCGCATAGACGCGCGCGTGGGCGATCCGGAGAAGCCCCGCGATCTCGCCGTGGCCCCCGAGGACAAGCAGCGCCGGCGCCGCGTGCTGCTCATGGGCGAGCCCGAGGCGAACGCAGAGGACGAGCGCCTGCGGTGTCTGCGCGGCCTCGTAGAGTTCCGCAAGGCGTTGCACGAGTTCGTGAGCGACGACAGTTTCGGCGCTTTCGGGTCTGGAAGCGCCAGCTACGGCATGTGGGGTCGCGGAGGGACGGCGTGAGCCGGTTCGTGGAGAGGCGGTGGCTGACAGTGGAGAGGGTGTGGCTGACAGTGGAGAGGGTGTGGCTGACAGTGGAGAGGGGGTGGCTGACAGTGGAGAGGGCTGTGGAGAACTACACCATGCGATTGATCAGACAAGAGAAAGTGTGCCCTGGTCGAGGGTGGCGAGGGTCTTGCGCGCATACGCGTGTGCGTGCGCGCGCGCCTGTCTGCGCGCAGACAGGCAGGCGCGCGTGCGCCCATACGCGCGCGCGCGCACGCCTCTCTCCACTGTCTCCACTGTCAGCCTGGATAAAAAAATCAACGGGTTGCGGTGGAGAGGGTGTGGAGAGGGTGGAGAGGGCTGTGGATAACCGTGGGGTGGGTCGATGAGCATCCTCAAGCCCGACGTGCTCGAGCGCGCCGGCATCGCGCTCAGCGTTGGGGGCGATGCTGACCTGATCGGTGCGCTCGCCTACGCGCAGACTAACCCGAACGCCGAGGAACACGAGGAGCGCGTCGTCGCCGAGATCGATGCGCGCACCGAGCTCGCAAGCCAGCTCATGCGCCTCAAGCTCGGGGGCGATGTGGGCGTGGCGTCCAGAGTGACGTTGATGCTCGAGCGCTGGGTGCGGCATCAGCGCGCTTTTCGCCAGTGGAAGATGCGGCCCGGGCGCGCCGACCTGGTGAGCCGGTTCGTACGGCAGGGCCTGGATGAGTGGCTCTTCGAAACGTGCACCGAATGCCAAGGCCTGCAGTTGGTGGGCCTGGATCGTGGCGAGATCGTGACACGCAGGATCCGGTGCGTGCGCTGTGCCGGGCGTGGGTGGCTGAACGAGGTGCCGCGCTACACGCCGAAGTCTCCCTCGATGCTCGGCGCCAAGGTGCGAAGCGACTGTCGCATGTGTGGCGGCGGTGGATGGCGCACCTTCTCCCGGGTTCGGCAACGCAAGACCGAGCAATGCTCGAGGTGCAAGGGCACTGGCCTGCGCATCGCCAGCGACACGGAACGAGCGCGCGCCCTGGGTGTGGAGCTGCGCGTCTATCAGCACTACTGGGCGAAGCGCTTCAGTTGGTTGGCCGACGCGCTCGATCATCTGGACCACGTCGAGCGGCGGTGCTTGCAGTCCCAGTTGCGCTCTGGTATAAGTCGCGCCTGAAGTCGAGCAGTTGTCCGGTGCGCCGAGGTTTGCGCCGGCTGCAGTGCCGGGCGGGAGATAAGAACCCTACCAACCGCGCCTTCCCGGATCCGAGTCGCTTTCGCTCGCCCTGAAAATCCCGAGGCCCGCCCCGCGCGGGCCTCTTCGTTTCTTGCACTGCCTTGCCACGCTCTCCTCCTCCTTACGTGAGCAAGGTTTTCGCCGCGCCGGGTGGCGCGGCTTTTTATTCGAGCGCCAGCAGCAACACACGCTGCAGCGCGGGTCCTTCCAGCGCCCAGTCCTTTGCGATCGGGACGACCTCGATTTCTCGCTAGCTGCGTGGGTCTATAGGGGTTAACTCGTCTGCGGGGTGAGCTATGGGCAAGGTGGTGAATCAAACCGAGCTCGCCGAACTCCACGGCGTCACCGACGTTACGTTGTGGCAATGGCAGAAGGAAGGCATGCCGGTCGCGAAGATCAGCACCCGCGGGCTGCCGAACGAGTACCAGGTTCCGGACACGATCGTGTGGCGGGTGGCGCGCGAGGTGAAGAAGGTGCGCGAGGAGTCGCCGCGCGACATGCTGTACCGCGAGCAGACCAAACTCGTGCAGCTGCAGATCGCCGAGAAGCAGGGGCTGCTGGTGCCGGCGGCCGACATCGAGCAGAAGTTCGAGCGCCTGGTGGTGAACGCGCGTCAGCGCCTGATGCAGCTGCCGCCGCTGATGCACGGGCGCCTTCCGCCGGAAGTTCTCGCGCAACTCGAAGAGGCGATCCACGGCGCACTGACGGAGCTGGCTTCCTATGGACCGAGCGACCAAACTGATCACGCGGGTGGCGAAGAGGTGGGCGCCGCCGATCAGCCGCTCGGTGGCGGCGTGGGCGGAGGAGAAGAGGTACCTGAGCGACAAGTCTCCGTTCCCGGGGAAATACGTCCTCTCAAGGACCCCGTATCTTCGTGAGATTCTCGACGCGGTAAGCGATCCGCGTGTCCGGGAGGTGGTCGCGCAGAAGCCCTCGCAGATCGCCTGGACGGACGGGGTGCTGATCAACTGGCTCGGCCAGATCGTCGACGAGCGGCCGGCGCCGACCATCGTGCTCTTTCCGGCGGACAAGAAGATCCGCGAGTTCAACGCCGAGAAGTGGGAGCCCGCGGTCGAGGCGACGCCGGCGCTCGCCGCGAAGCTGGTGACGAAGTCCAGGGCGAAAGAGAATCGGCAGGACTTCAAGGAATTCGCCGGCGGCTATATCAAGTTCGTCGGCTCTAACTCGCCGGCCAACCTGAAGCAGAGCACGGCGGGCAACCTGGCGGTGGAAGAGCCGGACGACTGCAACCTGAACATCAAGGGGCAGGGCGATTCCATCACTCTGCTCGAGGAGCGCGGCAAGCGCTACGGGCTCTCGTTCAAGCTGCTCGTGGGCGGGACGCCGTCGATCGCTGGCGTGTCGTCGGTGGCGGCGCGGATGGAGCAGACGGACAAGCGGATCTGGCTCGTCGCGTGCCACCACTGCGCCCAGGAGGCGCCGCTCAAGTGGGAGAACGTGCGCTGGTCGCGCGATCCGGCGCGGCAGCACCCGGTGTTTCGCGACGCGCTGCCGGAGACGGCGCGCTACGTTTGCCCGCACTGCGGCGGCGAATGGACGGACGCCGAGCGCGCGGCGAACATCGAGCGCAGCGGCCGCTGGCAGCCGACGGCGGAGTTCCGCGGCAAGGCCGGCTTCTACATGACCGAGCTGATGAGCACGCTGCCTGGCGGCGAGCTGCCGATGCTCGTCGGGAAGTACCTGGCGGCGAAGCACGCGCTCGACTCCGAGGGCGACGTGTCGAAGATGATCGTCTTCTGGAACCAGACGCTCGGGCTGCCGTGGGAGTACAAGGGCACCGTCGCCGACGTGAAGGACCTCGAGGCGCGGCTCGAGGACTACCCCGAGTGGTTCGTGCCCTGGGGCGGGCTGGTGCTCACCGTCGGCATCGACGTGCAGCACGGCCGCCTGGTGATCGTGGTGCTCGCCTGGGGCGAGGGCGAGGAGTGCTGGCTGGTCTGGTTCGGCGAGCTGCACGGCAACGTGCTCGAGGAGGCGGTGTGGGACGAGCTCGAGCGCACGGTGATCTTCCGGCGCTACAAGCACGTGAACGGCGCCGAGATGGCGATCTCCGCGGTGTCGGTGGACGCCGGCGACGGCCAGACGGCGGACGCGGTCTACAAGTGGGCGCGGCGCGCGAACCGCAAGTTCGGCGCCGATCGCGTCATGCCGATCCGCGGCTCCACCGTGGAGAGCTCGGAGGTCTTCCGCGCGCCGGCGAAGCCGCTCGACGTGACGGCGACGCACAAGGCCGCGAAGTACGGCCTGCGACCCTACATCGTGGGCGTGTCGCGGGCGAAGGACCTGATCCTCGGCGCCGACGAGAAGGCCGGGCGCATCAACCTGCGCGACGCGAGCGGGGCGACGGGCCATGGGCCCGGGCGCATGCACTGGTATCGCGGGGTGCGGGGCGACTACCTGGACCAGCTCACCGCCGAGGTGAAGGCGCCGGCGCGCGACGGGCGGCGCGGCGGGCGCCTGGTGAAGCGCTGGCTGGTGAAGGCCGGCAAGGAGAACCACGGCTTGGACGCGACGGTGTACGGCCTGCACGCGGCGCGCGCGCTCCGAATCGACACGTACTCGGCGGGGCGCTGGGCGGCGCTGCGCGAGCAGATCTTCCAGGGGCATCTTTTCGCGCGGACCGAGCAGGACGCGGCGCTCGCGCAGGGAACGCCGGCGCCGTCTGCTGGGCTTAGCACTGCGCCTTCGCCAGAGGACGCGGCCGTGGGACCGGAGCAGGCGCCGCCGCCGTCGGACCGCGTCCAGACATCTGCACAGACCGACCCGCCGGCTGGCATGCGCACCGATCCGGGCCCGAGGGCCGCGGTGCGTCGGCCGGCGCGGCGCGTGCGCAGCGCCGGCGTCCGACTCTGAGGGAGGCTCCATGGCAGGGATCACGCTGACGCAGGCCGAGGCGAAGCTCACGCTATGGATGGCGGCGAATGACGCCGTCGCCAGCGGACAGCAGTACACCATCGGCTCGCGCAGCCTCTCGCGCGTCGACGCGGCGGAGATCCGCGAGCAGATCCAGTTCTGGGACGCCAAGGTGAAGGAGTTGACGCGCGGCACCACGGGCATGCGCATCCGTGGGGGCACGCCGACGTGAGCCGCCGGGAGATCCGCGAGGCGCTGGCGAACGCCAAGCCGAACCTGGTCGATCGCGTCGTCGGCTACTTCAACCCGGTCGCTGGGGCGCAGCGGCTGCGCTCGCGCATGTTCATGGCGGTGGCGGGCGGCTACACGGGCGGCTCGCGCTCGCGCCGGCAGACCTCCGAGTGGAAGGTCACGAAGAACTCGAGCGCGGACGCCGACACGCTGCCGGACCTTCAGGACCTGCGCGACCGCTCGCGCGATCTCGCGCGCAACGCGCCGCTCGCGGCGGGCGCGATCGCTGGGGTCGTGACGAACGTCGTGGGCACCGGCCTCGCGCTGCAGTCGCGCGTGGACCGCGAAGTCCTCGGCATGAGCGAGGAGCAGGCGGCCGAGTGGCAGAAGCTTGCCGAGCGCGAGTACAACCTGTGGTTCGAGAGCCCGTACTGCGACGCGACGCGCACGCTCGACGGCTACGGGCTGCAGGCGCTGGTGTTCCGCGCGTCGCTGGAGAGCGGCGACACGTTCGTGAGCACGCCGATGCGCAAGCTCGCCGGCATGCCCTACGAGCTCACGCTGCAGGTGTTCGAGGCCGACCAGGTCTCGAACCCGAGGCTCGCGATGGACACCGAGCGGCTCGCCGGCGGCGTCGAGCTGGACGACTTCCGCGCGCCGATCGCGTACCACTTCCGGCGCTCGCATCCGGGCGCGCTGCAGGGCGTGTCGATGGACTGGGACCGGGTGGCCGCCTTCGGCACGCTCACCGGGCGGCGCCAGGTGATCCACCCGTACACGAAGCTGCGGCCCGGGCAGACGCGCGGCGTGCCGTACCTCGCGCCGGTGATCGAGACGCTAAAGATGCTCGATCGCTACACCGAGGCCGAGTTGATGGCTGCGGTGGTGGCCGGGATGTTCACCGTGTTCGTGGAAAGCGAGCGCGGCGGGCTCGATCCGAACGACCCGAGCGGCATCGGCGGGGAGACGGGTTCGCAGGCCTCCGACAAGGACGTGAAGCTCGGCGCCGGCGCCATCGTGGACCTGAACACGGGCGAGAAGATCAGCACCGCGAATCCGGGGCGCCCGAACCAGGCCTTCGACGGCTTCGTCGATTCGCTCTGCGGATTTGTCGGCCTCGCGCTCGAGCTGCCGAAAGAAGTCCTGCTCAAGAGCTTCATCTCGAGCTACAGCGCTTCGCGCGCAGCGCTTCTCGAGGCGTGGAAGTTCTTCCGCGGCCGGCGGGCGTGGCTGGCGTCGACGTTCTGCAACCCGGTGTACGAGGCCTGGATGGACGAGGCCGTGGCCAAGGGGCGCATCGCGGCGCCGGGTTACTTCACCGATCCGCTCATGCGGCGCGCGTACCTGGGCGCCGAGTGGGTCGGCGACGGGCCGATCAGCGTCGATCCGGTGAAGGATGTGGAAGCCGCGAAGGCGCGCATCGAACTCGGCATCAGCACGCGGCAGAAGGAAAGCGCGCTGCACGACGGCGGCGACTGGGAGAAGAACCACGAACAGCTCGCGAAAGAGGAGAAGCGGCGCAAGGCGGACGGGCTGAAGGCGGAGGCGCCGAAGATGCTGCCGGCGCCGAAAGCTCCCGGTGCACCGCCGGCGGGAGGACAGCCCGGCGGCACGGACGAAGAGGGCGCGGATCGGGGCGAGGGCGGCGGAGACACCGAGCGGCGCGAGGACGAAGCCGGGGCGCTGGCCGGGACTCTGGCCGCGCTGGGCGAGGTGACGAAAGCCTTGCAGGCGAGCGCCGTGAAACCGATCAATCTGTACCACGGCCGCCCGGCGCAGGCGTGGAGCTTCGAAACCGATGCTGCTGGCGTAACCACCGCGAGGCCGATCGAGGAGGCCAAGCCATGAGCGGACGCTATGACAGAGCCCGCGAGGAATTCGGCAAGGGCGCGCTCTCCTGGACGAAGCAACGGATCGTCGCGCAATTGCTGTCGAGAGAGTACGTGTTCAGCGCGGCACATACCGATCGGCGAGATCTCCGGGGATTGATTGGCAACGCGCTCGAGCTGACCCATCTTCAGATCCCGAACGGCTGGGCACGGTGCGCGAATCTCGTGTTCCGGGAAGTGCGCGGCCAGGCCCCCGTGGTCGCCATCGTGTTCCGGCGCGAAGCCCCCGAGGAGAAGGACAAGACGCTGATCGCCTACATCGACCAGGTCAGCGGCTTTCCAATGATGCCGAACGGCGGCGACATTCTGGTGGATACGCCGGACCCCGGGTTTTTCAGAATCTGATCAGAAAGGAGAATGACCAATGAGCGCAACTAACGCTTTTGAAACCTCTTTGCTGGGTCTTATCATCACTAACGCTGCAGCCCTGAACGTAGGCGATGCGGGCGGCTTGCTACCCTCTGCTGCTGCCGGCGTGTTCTGGATATCTCTGTGTACCGCGAGTCCGGGGGAAACCGGGGACCAGACCACGAACGAGACGGTCTACACCAACTATGCTCGTCAAGACGAGGCGCGCAACACGACGCAGTGGACGGTGACGGGAAACACGGCGGACAACGACAATGCCGTTGGGTTCCCGCAATGCGGTGCCACGGGCGCCACGCTGACGGACTTCGGCTTGGGCTCGGCTTCGACCGCGGCAGGCAACCTGTTCCTGTTTGGGGCGCTTACGGCTTCTCTTGTGGTCTCGAACGGCGTCACGCCCTCGTTCGCGGCGGGCGCGCTCGACATCACGCTCGACTAGCAATGGTCGCCATCGTCAACAACAATCTGCTCAAGCGCGAGCACATCGCGGTTGAGAGCGAGGGCGATCTTGTCGTCATGCATCTCGGCAACGTAACGGTGAAGCTGCCCTATGGAACCGCGCTGTTGCTGTCGCAATGGATACGGATGCGCGCGAAGGAAGCGAAACGCCGCGCGGGCGATGTTTCGCGGCATTGGAGCGTGATCGGCACGCTGCATGATGCGTCGCGCGGGCCTGACGTGACGAGGGGCTAAAGTGGTCTGCTAAAAAGACTGAGGATGCAAGTCATCACTTTGCATTACGCGCGCCCGCCGTCTATCGGGACGTGCGTTGTTGATTGCGGTGCGAAGTGCTGCCGTGCGCCGGGGCACGTCGTAGTCACCGAGGCAGAGGCGCAAGTGCTCCGCGCGCTCGACAAGCGCGGGCGGGTGCGGTTCGTCAAGCATGAGAAGCGCGGCATGCTGGCGATGAACTTCAAGGAGCATTGCGTGTTCCTTAACCAGCAGACGAACCTTTGCACGATCTACGCGCGCCGCCCCGAGGGGTGCAGGAGGTTTCCGACGCGGCCCGTCGTCGATTGCCTCGTCTGGCCCATCGAAGAGGAGAGGTGCTGAGATGCCCCTGATCAACATGGATGACCCTGCCGAGTGGGACGGCATGTATGAGGTGCCGCGCGACGACGGCACAGGCAGGGGTCATTTCGAGATCGCGTGCAAGCGCCACATCGTGGCGGTCTCGAACGCCGAGGGGATCATCGCCGCCCTCGGCCTCAACGCGACGCACAAGATCGCCATGATCGGGGCGGGCTTCGGCTGGATGGCGAAGGATGTCGCTGAGCTTTCCGGCGCGGTGGTGGCGGCGGTGGACACCTCGACCTACATCCAGACGCGGAAGGCGACCGACGCGGAGATCGAGATTCTGAACGCCGACGTGTCAGCGGGCTCCGGCAGGGCGGCGCTGCGACAGGCTCTTGGCATCACCGGCAACAGCAAGGCGTCGTTCATGATCACCGAGGACGTGCTGACGATCCTAACCGACGCGGAGTGCGCGCAGCTCTCGGCGTTACTGCACAACCTCTCTACGGTGGTGGTGCACTGGCTGACCGTCAAGGATCAGGGTTTCGGTCAAGACCCGCGCATGAACTGGAAAACTCCGGCGCAGTGGAAGGCGCTGCTTCCTAACGATCTGTTCATCCAGCGCAGCGGAGCCGTGGTGCTGTGAGCAATCCGACCTCGCTCGGGTTGCAAATACCACTCACCGCCTCGGCCGCAGCGGATAGGCTGGTTGTCGGCTTTAGTAAAGATTCCGCTTGGCTTCTTATGTATTCGGCGGACGGCGAGTCGTTCACGCAGGTCAGTTCTGCGATTACAAGCGCTGGTGGGTCCAGTATTGACATTGCCAACGACGGCACTGATTTCCTTGCCGTCAAGCGAGACAGCACTGGCGTCCCATACGCAAGACCATTCACCTGGTCCACGAAGACGTGGGGAACCGAGGCGATTGTCACCTCGATTTCAAATGATGCGACAGCGTTTGATGCAAAGATCGTTCGCCGCGCCTCGGATTATGTCGTCCTTCACAACGACAATTCAGTAAAGATCAAGGGGACGGCTTATTCCCGCGTGGCGGTCAGCTACGGTGCTCCGGGTGGATGGACGAAGGTATCGAGCGGCGTCAACAACGGCGATGCCTTAAATGCTCTAGGTCTCGGAATCGTTGTCGCCGCCAATGGTCGGTGCCACGTCGGTATTGAGTACAACGGGGCCTTCCACACCACAAGGCAATTCAGAACAGATAATACGTGGACGGGCACAGACACCGGTAATTGGATCTCTTCAGGCTCAGGGAGTGGATACACAAATCAGGGATTGTGGGGAGCGCTCAATTCAGGCGGTAATGAATACATCACGGTCGCTACCTACGCACTGGTTACGAACGTAGTTAGTCAAGCGCAGAGTCAAGACAGCACAACTTGGGGAAACAAAACTACCGTTTCTTCCAGTCGCTACCAAGCCTGCGGAGTCCTTTCAGGTGCATTCAGGGCCTTCGGCGTAGACACCACCGACAACGCCATCGAGCATCGCGAATCGACTGATGGCGGCGTCAACTGGAGTGCGAGCGACCAGACCTTCGCGGACAGCACTGCGCTGGGTCACAACCCAGCATCGTCGTCTGCGATCCGCGCGGCTGGCTGGACCATCGGCGGCGCGGATACTTGGAGCGTCGTCTACCTCGGCCCGACCAGCACGTACTACCACTACTACGTCACGGCCGGGGGTGGTGGTGCCATTGCCGGCAGTACGGCCCTCGCATTTTCTAACGCAGCATCGCTGCTTGGCTCCGGCGCGCTCTCCGGGGCTGCGGCGCAAGCCTTCACCGATAGCGCAGTCCTGACAGGGCAAGGGGCACTCGCTGGTGTTGCCGCCTTTGCGTTCGCCGATACCGCGGCACTAGTCGCGAGTGGCGCCTTAACAGGCTCAGCAGATCAGGCGTTCAGCAATGCCGCAACACTCCTCGGGGCAGGGGAGCTTGCCGGGACGAGTGCTGCTGTTTTCGGTGGCGACGCGACGCTAGCTGGAGCCGGGGCACTCAGCGGCACCGTTGGGCTCGCGTTCGCGAACACCGGCACCCTGGAGGTGCCGGTTTCCGAAATTGCTGGCGTAGCCTCTGTCGCGTTCACGAATACAGCGGCACTCGGCGGCACTGGCGCCTTGCTCGGTTCCGCGGCGGTAGCGTTTGCGAATACCGCCACGCTGCTCGCGAATGGTGCCCTGACCGGCTCTGCGGATCAGGCGTTCAGTAATGCCGCTGTGCTGATCGGCGATGGCGCGCTGGCAGGAGCTGCCGCGTTGGTCTTCGCGGACAGCGCGGCGCTGCTCGGGGCTGGGCAACTCTCCGGTTCGGCCCCAGTCGCGTTTTCCGAAGCAGCGGCCCTGCTCGGGGCTGGGGCACTCACAGGCGAAGCTACTATCGTCTTCACGGGCACCGGCACGGCGCTCGGAGCGGGTGCCCTTGTTGGAGCGGCGAATCTCGCTTTCACGAACGCCGCCGCGCTTATAGCAGACGGCGTGCTCCTTGGCAGCGCAGCGCTTGCCTTCAGCAACACGGCTGCCTTGACTGGCTCCGTGGCACTTGTTGGTTCTGCGGCGATCACTTTTGCCAACTCTGCAACGATGCTGGGTGCGGGCGCGCTGGCGGGGAGTTCAGCGCTCGCTTTTGCGAACCTCGCGCTCCTGGAGGCCGACGGGGCGCTCGCGGGCCTGAGCGCTCTGAGCTTCTCCGCGAGCGGGACTCTTGATCTGCCTTCGGGCGCGATGGAAGGGGCCGCAAGTTTCGCGTTCACGAACGCCGGCACGGCGCTCGGAGCCGGGGCTCTCGTCGGCAGCGCAGCGGCTAGCTTCTCGAATACCGCCGCGCTTGTCGGAGAGGGAGCGTTGCTTGGTTCTGCGGCGCTGGCGTTTACGGACACTGCTGCGCTTGTTGGAGACGGACCGCTTGCAGGCTCCGGCGCGATCGTCTTCGCGGACAGCGCCACGCTGCTCGGCGATGGGCAACTCTCCGGCTCGGCGCCGCTCGCGTTCGCGGACGTGGCTGTCCTGCTCGGCGCTGGTGCGCTCACTGGCGAAACTACCGCCACCTTCACGAACACTGGCACGGTGCTCGGGGTTGGGGCTCTGCTCGGCACCGCAGAGCTTGCCTTTGCCGGAAGCACCACTCTGTCCGGCGTTGGTGGCCTCTCGGGCGCTGCGGCGGCTAGCTTCTCGAATGCGGCGGTCCTGCTGGGTAAGGGCTCGCTTGTTGGCGCGGCGGATCTAGCTCTCTCCAACACGGCAGCGCTGATTGGTGCTGGAGCGCTTCTGGGCTCCGCAGCCCAGGCGTTTACTAACACTGCGGCGCTTACTGGCGACGGTGCCCTTGCTGGGGCAACAGATTTAGCCTTCACAAACGTTGCGGTGCTGGCTGGCGCTGGCGAGTTGGCGGGTCAGACGCTGCTTGCGTTCAGCAACAGCGGCACGCTCGAGCTGCCGAGCGGGGCGATTGCAGGCACAGCGAGCCTGGCGTTCTCAACGGATGCGACGCTTGTCGCGAAGGGCGCGCTCAGTGGAGTCGCAGCCCTCGAGTTTTCGGCGCAGGCCACGCTGGTGCCAACGGTCGCGGTTCAGGTGCCCAGCGGCGGCCGGCCCGCGCGAGCGGTGCTCGAGTTCGGTCAGCGGATTCGCCGCCGCGCGATCGCCAAGCCGTTGCGAGAGGAAGACAAGTTCGGCCGCCTTGTGGCGCGTCAGACGGCGCCGATGCCGGCCGTGCGGTTTGTCGCGGCGTTTGCGGACGCCGGCGAGGATCACTTCGCAGCGGCGCGCGCGAAGAGCCGCTCGTATGTGCGGTGTGTTCCGATGGCGGAAGAACCGATGAGCCTCGGGAGCGGAAGAGGACGCCGCGGCCTACCGAGTCGTGCGCAGCTCGAGTGGTTCCTCAGAGAAGCAGCGTGAATTTCGGAGGTTGAACGATGCGAGTCCTCGACATCCTGAACACCCCCTGGGCGATGGAAGCCGGCAAGTACAGCGAGATGGTGGAGATCTACCTCTCGCACCTGCGCGGGCCGAAGATCGACATCGCCGCGCTCGAAGCGCGCATGGGCGCGCCGCTGCCCGGGCCGACGCAGGGCTACGGCGTGCGCGACGGCGTGGCGGTGGTGCCGGTGGACGGCATCCTGTCCAAGCGCATGACGCTCCTGCAGAAGATGTCCGGGGGCACGTCGCTCGATCTCCTCTCGCGGGACTTTCGCGCGGCGATGGCCGATCCGGCCGCGCACTCGGTGGTGCTGCTGATCGACTCGCCCGGCGGGTCCGTGATGGGCCTGCAGGAGCTCGCCGAGGAGGTCTACCGCGCGAGGAGCGGCGTGAAGCCGGTGATCGCGCTCAGCGACGGCATGATGGCCTCGGCGGCCTACTGGCTCGGGAGCGCCGCGCGCGAATCGTACATTTCCAGCGACATGACGATGGTGGGCTCGATCGGCGTGCTCTACCGCCACATCGACGTGTCGAAAGCGAACGAGAAGGACGGCATCAAGGTCACCGAGATCTATGCCGGCAAGTACAAGACGATGGCGTCCAGCGATTCGCCGCTCAGCGACGACGCGCGGGCCGACATCCAGGCGAAGGTGGACAAGCTCTACGGCCTGTTCGTGGACACGGTGGCGCGCAATCGCGGTGTCGATGCCGCCACGGTGCTCGAGCGCATGGCCGAAGCGCGCGTCTTCCTCGGCAAGGAGGCGATCGACGCCGGGCTCGTGGACGGTGCTGCCACGCTCGACGAAGTGATCGCCGGTCTCAACGCCGGGCGCAAGCCCGTCGCCAGTACCCGATTCGCGGCCGGTGGCGCCGCAGCGGCCGCAGCAGAGCAAGGCGCCGGTGATGCGCCACAACCCCAACCCGAAATCAAAGGAGATCCCGTGAACAAGGATTTCATTCTCGCCAACCACCCGGAGCTCGCGGAAGCGTTCCGGGCGGAAGGTTACGCGCGCGGCAAAGACGAAGGTCTTGCCGCCGGCATGCTGGCCGAGCGCCAGCGCATCCAGTCCATCGAGGCCCAGGCGATGCCCGGGCACGGCGAGCTGATCGCGAAGCTCAAGTACGACGGCAAGACGACCGGGGCGGAAGCCGCGGTGCAGGTGCTCGCGGCCGAGCGCGCGAAGCTCGGCAAGACGGTGACCGACCTGGCCGCCGACGCGAGCGCCCTGGCCGGCGTGCGGCCGACCCCGGCTGCCGATCCCGGCGCCGACGCGGCAGCGGCCGCGGCGCAAGCCGAAGCCGCGAAGCCGCTCGAAGAGCGCTGCAAGGCCAAGTGGGACAAGGACTCGAAGCTGCGCGCCGAGTACGGCGATCAGTACGACGCCTATCTCGCTTTCGAGAAGGCGCACGCGGAAGGCCGCGTCAAGATCCTCGCCACCCGTCAGGCGGCCTGATCGCCGGCCGTCTCTCAACCTATTCCTGAAAGGAAACAGCAATGACGACCCTTGCAGCCAACAAGCCCCGGCCGTTCGAGCTGGGCAGCCGCAATCACGTCCCGGTGATCGCGGCGGACATCATCTGGGAAGGCGCCGCCGTCGGCGTGGTGGACGCGACCGGGCACGCCCGGCCGCTTAACGCCGCCGACCGTTTCGCCGGGTTCGCGGAAGCGAAGGCGGACAACGCCGCCGGCGCCGCCGCCGACATCAACGTGCAGGTGGTGAAGAGCGGGCAGATCGAGCTCGCGGTCACCGGCGCGGTGATCACCGACGTCGGGCAGCCGGTGTACGCGACCGACGACGACACCTTCACCTTCGTGCCCACCAGCGCGGCCTTCATCGGCTTCGTCAAGCGCTTCGTGTCCGCGGGCGTGGCGGTGGTCGAGTTCTACGCCGGCGTGTTCCAGGATCCGTACGGCGAGTACACGGTGCGCGAGACGCTCTCGGGCGTGAAGACCTTCGACATCGAGGACAACGGCAAGGTGTTCTTCGCCGACGCCGCCGCCGATGACGATGCGCTCACGTTGCCGGTGGTGGCGACGCCTGTGAACATCAAGATCGTGGCGATCGGTGCGTTCGGCACCACCAAGGTCGAGATCGCCCCGGCGGCGGCCGACAAGATCCAGGGTCCGGACCTTCCCGGCACCGACAACACGCCGCTCAGCCTGACCAAGGCGACCCAGCGGCGCGGAGATTTCGTGGAGCTCGCCACCGGCGATGCCAACGGCGCGCTCGTCACGAAGCTGCGCGGCATCTGGACTACCGCGTAACCGGCTCGACAACCTCAACTCAAAAAGGAAATCAAAATGGACCAGTCACTTCTGTCCAGCCGGGCGATCATGGGCATGTACTTCGCCAGGCTGGAAGCGGACCCCGGCATGGCCTGGGTCAACGGCGTCGCCAACCTGTTCAGCTCCGACCAGGCGAGCGAGACCTACAACTTCCTCGGGCAGTCCCCTGCCATGCGCGAGTGGCTCGGCGGCCGGCAGGCCAAGGGCTTCAGCGGCCAGGGCGTCACGATCGTCAACAAGCACTACGAAGGGACGATCGAGGTGCGCAAGGTCGATGCACGGCGCGACAAGACGCCGCAGATCCAGGCACGGATCAACGACTTCGCCGACCGCGCGCAGACCCACTGGGCGAGCCTGCTGTCGACGCTGCTCCTCGACGGGCCTTCCACGGTCTGCTACGACGGGCAGTTCTACTTCGACACCGACCATTCGGAAGGCGCTTCCGGCACGCAGGACAACGACATCACGGTGGACATCTCGGCGCTTCCCGCCGCGGTGCACGGCGTAGTGACGGCGCCCAGCGTGGAGGAAATGCAGCAGACGATGCTCAAGGCCATCGCGCAGATCCTGTCGTTCAAGGACGACCGGGGCGAGCCGATGAACGAAAACGCCCGGCGCTTCATGGTGATCGTGCCGGTGGCCCTGTACCTGGTGGCGGTGGCGGCGGTCAGCACCCTCGCCACGGCGGCGCTGCAGCAGAACCTCAACCCGAACCTGATCGCCGGCCTCATGGTGGACGTGCAGATGAACGCGCGGCTCACCTGGACCGACTCCTTCGCGGTCTTCCGTACCGACAGCCCGATCAAGGGCCTCATCCGGCAGACCGAGCAGGAAGTCGAGCTCAAGGCGAAAGCGGAGGGCTCGGAGTTCGAGTTCGACAACGATGCCTGGCAGTTCGGCATCGACGCCTGGCGCGGCACGGGCTACGGATATTGGCAGAGGGCCTGCTACGTGACGATGACGTAAGGCGTCAAGGGCGGTTCGCCGCCTTCTTCTTTCACGGGGCCTGCGGGCCCCGTTTTTTCTCGGGGCCTTCACGCGAGGGGCCCGAGCAAAGACAACTTCCTGGAGGTTACATGCTCAAGAAAGTGACGGTCGAGGCCGCGTTCTACAGCGTCGGTTCCGGCATCGTGGCGTTGACGGCCGAGCAGGCAAAGGCGCGGCTGCACAACCTGAAGCCGGTAAAGGTGGAGAGGAACGGCGCCGGCGAGTACGAGGTCGTCAACCAGCTCCAATTCAAGAAGGGCGAGAGCTTCGGGTACAGCGGCGTGGTTGGCAAGAACGGCCAGCTCTCCGACAAGGATGCCGAGGACCTGCGCCGCATGGAGCAAGCCGAAACGCTCGAGAAGGCGGTGAAGGCAGCGCGCTCGGCGGCGATGCGCCAGGTGGGCGATGAAATGGCTACGCTCACGGTCGAGAACACGCGCCTGAAGGTGGAGAACGAGCAACTGCGCGAGCAGCTCGGGGCGGCGGCGAAGAAGAAGTAAGCAGGGCGCCGTGTTCACCGAGGACCTCTCCGCGTTCTTCGACACCGACGAGCACGCACTGGACGCGACGCTCGGCGCCGCGACCATCCAGGTGATCTTCGACAACGAGCACCGCCTGGCGCACGACATGGTGTCGACGACGAACCCGGTCGCCTGGGCGAAGGCCTCGGACGTCGACTCGGGCGACGTCGGCTCGACGATCGCGATCTCGAGCGTGAACTACACCATCCGCGACGTGCAGCCGATGGATGACGGCGCGGTGGTGATCGTGCAGCTGGAGAAGCAGTAGATGGCCGAGCACCTGAGATTGCAGCTCCGCGACGCCGCGAAGACGCTCGTCACCGGCCTCGTCACCACCGGCGCGAACGCCTTCGCCGGCCGGCCGGAGTCGCGGCCGCTGCAGGAGAGCGAGCTGCCCGGGCTCCTCGTCTACACGAACGAGGAGGAGTCGGAGTTCGCCTCCGGGCAGCGCCCGACGCGGCGCAAGGTGCGCAACTGCCAGCTCATGGTCCACGGTTTCGCGCAGGCCACCGCCGACCTGGACAAGACGCTGGATACCATCGCCAAGGAGGTCGAGGCCGCGCTCGAGGCCGACCCGACGCTCGGCGCGCTGGCGAAGGACCTGTACCACACGAACACGGCGAAGGAGAGCGACCCCGAGGCGAAGCAGCCCACCGGAGAGATCGTGCTCACCTTCACCTGCGAGTACCACACCCGCGAAGGCATCCCCGACGCGGCTCTTGCGTAACGTGGTCGTCAAGATGAAAGGCGCATGCGCCTGCGGTGTGCGGGTGTACGCGAAGGGCGTGTGTCGGCGTTGCTATGACCGAGCGCGCATGCGTGAGTTGCGGAGTGATCAGTATGTCCGCGCCAAAGAGCGGGCCGCCGACAAGGCGCGACGCGCGGCTATGTCACCGCATGAACGGCTCGTATATCTCGCAAAGCGAAAGGCCGAGCGTGAGCGGTATGCAGAGCAGCGCCGTGCGCATCGAAAGGTGTACTACGCACGCAACAAAGAGCGCGAGGCAGAGAACCGCAGGGCTTGGGCTAAGGAAAATCCGGATAAAACCAATGAAGCCAGGCGGCGTGACTACCGGAAGAACAAAGCCGCTCGCAATGCAGTGAGCAGCGAGTGGCGCCGCCGCAATCTGCAGCGTAAGCGAGCGATTGAGCAGAAGTATCGAGACCGGCACCGAGAGGAATGTCGCGAGAGATTGCGCGCGCTGCAAGCGCATCGGCGCACGGCGCGCGTTCCGTGGGCCGACAGGAAGGCCATCGCCGCGATCTACCGCGAGGCGCGCAAGCGATCGAAACGCGAAGGCGTTGCATACGAGGTTGACCACTTCTATCCGCTGAAGGGAAAGAACGTCAGCGGTCTGCATGTGCACACGAATCTTCAAATCGTTCCTTCCGTCGTTAACCGGGCGAAGGGCAATCGCATAACTCTTTGAAAGGAGAGCGTAAAAATGGCAAACCATAGAGGCTCGGAAGGAACCGTTCACGTCGGCACCAGCGCGATCGCCGAGCTGCGCGGCTGGGAAGTCACGGAGACGATGGAGGCGATCGACGACACCGTCCTCGCCGACACGGCGCGCACGTTCCAGGCCGGGCTCAACAGCTTCGAGGGCTCGGCCTCCGCTTTCTGGGACGAGACGGACGCGACCGGGCAGGAGGCGCTCACCATCGGCGCGTCGGTGACGATCAAGTTCTATCCCGAGGGCGCGACGTCTGGCGACCAGTACTACACCGGCACCGCGCTGGTGACGGGCATCACGCGCCGCGCGGCGATCCAGGGCATGGTCGAGGTCGACTTCACCTTCCGCGGCACCGGGGCGCTCAGCGAAGCGACGGTGGTGTGATGAGTCTCATCGAGCGCATGAAGGCGCACTTCACCGACATCGGGGTGCGCCACCTCGAGGCGCCGGAGTGGGGCGAGGAGGGCAAGCCGCTCGTCATCTACTTCTCGCCCCTCACGCTCGCCGAAAAGCAGAAGCTGCAGACGATCGGCGAGCGCGACGGCTACGTCGCGCGGCTCGCGGACGCGCTGATCATGAAGGCGATGGACGCCGAGGGCAAGAAGCTCTACACGGTGGCGGACAAGCACGCTCTTCGCAACCAGGTGGACCCCGACGTACTCGCGCGCGTGGTGCTCGAGATGATGTCCAGCCCGGGAGTCGACGAGATGGGAAAAGGCTCGAGCGGGACCTCGGAATGAAGGCGCGCTACCAGCTCGCCGAGACCCTGCATAAGACGCTCGCCGAGATCGACTCGATGCCGGTGGAGGAGTTCGAGGGCTGGATCGCCTACTTCCGGGCGAAGGGGCGGCATCGGTGAGCGGCGTGCGCATCGACGTGCGCTCGGACATGAAGCGCACGGTGGCCGAGTTCTCGCTCGAGCGGAAGAAAATCCGGACCGCGACCTACCGGGCACTCAACCGGGCGCAGGACAAGGTGGCGACCGAGACCGGCCGCGAGATCCGCAAGGAATACAAGATCAAGCTGGGCGTGATCCGCTCGGCGCTGAAGAAGCGGCGGGCATCGGAACGCAGTCTAATGGCTCGGCTGGTGATCGAGGGCGTGCGCATCGGCCTGATCCACTTTGGCGCGCGCGCCGTCAATCCGTGGAACGTGATGGGCCGGCGCCACAGGCCTGGCGGGGGCGTCAGCGTTCAGATCAAGGTGAAGGGCGGCCGCAAGCTGATCCGCGGCGCCTTCATCACCGCCTCGACGGCGAACAACGCGACGGGTGGCGGAACGGCCGGCATGAAGCAGGTCTGGCGCCGCCTGAACGCGGACCGCGAGTCGCTGGTGGTGCTGCGCTCGATCAGCATTCCGCAGGCGTTCGCGAACAAGGCGGTGCTCGCCGCGCTGGACGAGCACGCGAGGGAAACCTTCAACAAGAACCTGCAGCAGCAGCTGCGCTACCTGACCGGAGGCTGAACCATGGCCGTGAAGCGCCACCGCACGCATTACGACGTCACCGCCGAAAACCGCACCGACGCCGCGATGAACGCGGTCGAGCGCAACATGAACAAGGTGGAGCGCGCGGCCTCGAGCATGGGCCGCACCTTCCGCAACGTGCTGAGCGCGACCGCGGCGATCGCCCTGGGGCGCGAGATCGGGCGCGCGGCGATCGAGGCCGAGCAGGCCTCCAAGCGGCTCGAGGCAGTGCTCAAGGCGACCGGCCACACCGCCGGGCTGACCAAGGAGCAGCTCGACGGCATGGCCGATGCGATGGCCCTGAGCACGCAGTTCGACGACGAGACGCTGCGCAACGCCCAGGCGCAGATGCTGAAATTCGGCAACATCCAGGAGGAGGTGTTCACGCGGGCGATGGGGCTCGCGGCGGACTACGCGGCGCTCATGGGCACGGACCTGAACGCCGCCGTACAGCAGGTCGGGCGCGCGCTCGCCGCACCGGCGGCGGGGCTCACGTTCCTCGAGCGCAACATCGGCAAGTACACCGAGGCGCAGCGCGAGGCGATCCGCGCGGCCGAGGAGGCCGGGGACCTGTGGACGGCGCAGCAGATTATCCTCGACGGGCTCAGCTCGAAGATCGGGGGCACGGCGGAGCAGTTGAACAGCGGGCTCTTCAAGGCCGCGAACGATGTCACGAAGGCGTGGGACGAGATGCTCGAGTCGATCGGGCGCACCGAGGGCGTGGTGGATATATCGTCGCGCTTCCTGCGGGTGCTCGAGAACAATCTCGTCAACATCAAGGATGTGATCCAGAACGGCGATTGGGTAGAAAAGACCCTCGGGCTGCTCGCGTTGGCGGGTGGGGCCGGGGGATATCGACGCTTCAACCTTTCGAAGCAGCCTGGCGGGGCCCCGCCCCCTGGCGGGACCTCGCAGGCCGACGCCGCCGCAGCCGCCGCGGCCGCGCGCCAGCAGGCTGAGGAAGAGGCGCTGTTGGCGCAGGTCGCGAAAGACACAGTGATGGTCGATGCGGCGATCAAGAAATGGCGGGAGGAGGCGAAGCGGCTCCGGGCAGAGCGCATCCGCGAGGATGAGCGCAACGCGCAAGCGATCGTCGCGGTGGAGGAGATGGCCGCGCAGGACACCGCCGAGGCCTGGGGGTTCGTGCTCGAGCAGGAACGGGGGCGCCAGGAGAAGCGGATCGAAGACGCGAGGCGCGCGTCGGCATCCTGGGTCGAGTCCGCGCAGATCGCGGTTGAGGCCGCCGAGAGCGTGGTGTTCACATGGGATGCGGCCGGCAACCGCATCGAGATCGCGCGCGATCACTGGGACGAGCTCGCGGACGAGGCGAAGAAGGTCGACGACGCGGCGCGCTCGCTCGGCCTGACCTTCACCTCCGCGTTCGAGGACGCGGTGCTCGGGGGCAAGAAGCTCTCGGAAGTGATCCGCGGTCTCGGCCAGGACATCGGGCGCATCATCCTCCGGAAGAGCATCACCGAGCCGCTTGGCGGCGCGATCTCCAAGTCCGTCGCCGGCCTGTTCAAGGCCGAGGGCGGGCCGGTGTTCGCGGGCGTGCCGTATATGGTCGGCGAACGCGGGCCGGAGCTCATGGTGCCCGGGGCTTCCGGCAGCATCGTGCCGAACGCCGCGCTGGGCGGATTCAGCGCGGGCGGCGGCGGGCGCGCCGGCCCGGTGTTCAACATCGACATGCGCGGCGCCTCGCTCGAGGCGGTGGCGCGGCTCGAGCGGCTGGTCGTGCGGCTGCACGGCTCGATCGAATCGCGCTCCCTGGGCGTTATGCGCAGCGCGCGCGCTCGCGGGATGGCTTAGAGCGCGCGCGGGCCCCGGGGAATCCCATGGCGATCGCCTTCCCGATCACGCTGCCCTCGACGGGCGGCGAGCGCTCGGTGCGCTGGACGATGCTCGACGCCGTGGGCGTCGGCGAATCGCCGTACACCTTCTCGCAGGAGGTCTTCGAGCACGCGGGAAAACGCTGGGGGATCGAGGTGCAGCTCGCGCCGATGAAGCGCGCCGACGCCGAGGAATGGGTCGCAGCGCTCGCTTCGTTACGCGGCCGGCGCGGCACGTTCGAATTCGCGGACGTGCTGGGCGCGACCGGCCGCGGCGCGCTCTCCGGCACGCCGCTCGTCAAGGGCGCGGGCCAGAGCGGCGGCACGATCCTGATCGACGGCTGCGGTGTGAGCGTCACCGACTGGGTGAAAAAGGGCGACTGGATCCAGATCGGCACCGAGCTGCACAAGTCGCTCGTGGATGCGAGCAGCAACGGCTTGGGCGAGGTCACGCTCGAGCTCTGGCCCGGCCCGCGCACCGCGCCCGCGGACGACGCGCCGGTCACGGTGGCGAGCTGCAAGGGCATCTTCCGGCTCGGCGGCAACGAGCGCGGCTACGACGTCGGCCTCGCGCAGATCTTCGGGCTGGAGTTCTCCGGCGTCGAGGCGCTCTAAAGAACCATGGCGCGCGCCCTCACCGCCGGCATGCTCACGGCGATCGCCACCGGCATCGTCAAGCCGATCTTTCTCTATGAGGCCGAGTTCGCGAGCGGCACGGTGAATCTCTTCACGGGGCACGGCACGCTCAGCTGGGACAGCAAGAGCTGGACCGGCGACGAAGGGCTGATGCGCATCGAATCCGCGGTCGAGACTTCGGATCTCGCGGCGCTGAATTTCACCGTGAGCCTGAACGGCCAGGTGAGCTCGCTCTTGAGCCTCGCGCTCGGCCAGGTGCGCCGCGGCAAGCCCGGCAGCGTGTGGCTTGGGCTGCTGGACGCCGCGGGGGCGGTGATCGCAGACCCGTTCCTCTGCTTCAAGGGCCGCGCCGACAAGCCGAGCATCGTCCCGGATCCGAACAGTTGCGTGGTGGGCGTGGCCTACGAATCGCGGCTGATCGACGCGGCGCGCCGGCGCGAACGGCGCTACACGCCGGAGGATCAGGCGCTGGACTTCCCGGCCGACAAGGGCTTCGACCAGGTCGCCGCGCTGCAGGACACGGTGCTCGTCTTCGGAAGACGATGATATGAGGCTCGAAGGCTGGGAAAAGCGCCTCTTCGCCGTCATCGACGAGGCGCGCGCCAAGCCCTACGCGCTGGGCGAACACGACTGTTTTCGCGTTGCCTGCAAAACCGTCGAGGCGCTCACCGGCGTGGACCGCTGGCCGGAGTTCGCCGGGTACAAGACGCGCCGCGAGGCGATGCGCAAACTCGCCAAGCATGGCGCGACCTTCGAGGCCGCGGGCGACTGGTTTTTCGGTGGTGAGTCGGTTGAGGTGCGCTTCGCGCGCCGCGGCGACATCTGCTGCGTGCAGAGCGTGGACGGCGAGAAGCACCTGGGCGTGTGTCTCGGTGCCGAGGTCGTGCTGCTCGCGCCCGAGGGACTGATCGCGACGCCGCTGCCGAGCTGCCGCTGCGCCTGGAGGGTTGGATAACATGCCTGTCGCCGTCGGTGCCGCGATTGCCGGGGCGGCAGTCTCCAGCTCGGTTGCTGCGGCGGTTGGCGGCGGGATCATCTTCGGCACGCTGACAACTGGCATGCTGGTCGGTGCCGTCGCCGGTGGCCTTGCCTCGGTTGCGGTGAGCGCGGCATTCGCCGACACGCCCGACGCCGCGCCGCAATTCGAGCAGGAGCTGCGCGACAACCTGGTCACGGTGCGCCAGCCGATCACGCACTGGCAGTACATCTACGGCCGCACGCGGGTGGGCGGTGCGCTCACCTTCGCGCACGAGTCCGCCAACGACAACCTGCACCTCATCATCACGCTCGCCGGTCACGTCTGCGAGGCAATCGAGGCGATCCACTTCAACGACGAGGTGGTGCCGCTGGATGGCTCGGGCAACGCCACCGGGCGCTACGCGGGCTTTGTGCGGATCCTCAAGTCCCTGGGCGACGAGGCCGGGCAGCCCTTCGCCGCGCTGGTGGCCGAGTCCGAGGGCAAGTGGACCGCCGACCACCGCCAGAGCGGGCGCACCAAGATCTACGTGCGCCTCACCCCGAACGCGGACCTCTTCCCGACCGGGATCCCGAACGTCA